CTGTCCGGCACATCCACGCCCAGCAGGGCTTTTTCACCGGACAGATCAATTTTGCGGGGAGGCGTCATTTGTATCAGTGAAGGAGACGTTTCTTTGGCTTTGTTCATCAGGCTTTACCTGTCAGAATGCTTTTGATTCGGAACTCAAGCTCTTCAGTCATCACGTCCACGCCACTCAACTCATCAGTGACAGCCTCTGCCAGCAGCGAATGCAGTTGTTCCAGGGATATTTCCCCGGCAATGCTGAGTTCAGTCAACTCACGACACGCTTTTATGGTTTCAGGAGGTAACTGTGTTGCAAGACTGAATGCCTTCTGATGAGCACTACTCATCAGTGAGCGGTTATCTGTTACCACGATTCACCTCCTACGCCTTACCAAGCAGCATCTGCCTGATACGGAATTCTATCTGCTCGCTCATGCCATCCACGCCGCGCAACTCGTCGGTGACGGCGTTCGCCATCTCTTCAGCAAATGCGGCCCGGATTTCTTTTTCACGCTTAATACTGCGCTCGGCGGCACTTTCTGCACGCTGTGCCGACAGGAGGATGTCCTTGATGAGGCGCATATCCACATCGCTGTCGCTGTTCAGGGATTCGGTGGCGGCACGCAGACGGCGGTACATCAGGGCACGGGACATCTCCAGAATCAGTGCCGTGGTTTCACCGGTCGGCTTATCCCCCAGTTCGGCCATCATGGCTTTTGTCTGCTCGCGTAAATCACGCAGATTACGGGCAATCAGCTCATTACGGGAGGCTTCCCGGCTGATGGCCGCCGGTGAAAGCTGCTGCTCTTCCGGCAGGCCTGCCTCACGGATCAGACGGTTGATTTCCTCGCGGATCTGGACCTGCGTCAGGCGTTTTTCACGCAGCATTTCCAGCAGCGGCTTACGGATGCTGTCGGGGAGCAAATCCACCTTGCGTACACGGCCACGCGTCGGCTTATCCATCGTTACCCCCTTGCGCGTGGTTTCTTCACACCCGGAACGGTGGCGCGGCCTTCCGCCACATCCTGACCCCGGCCGGTCAGTTCAGCGATGAAATAACCGTTAACAAGCGTGCGCTTACGCACCAGTCCCTGCTCAGCAAGCCAGGCAATGTGGGTGTGAACGGTGTCGCGGGACACGCGGTGGCCGTAATCATCCAGGCAGTCCTGAAGCACGGATTCGCCCAGTTCGCCGTTGTAATCCGCCAGCGACCGCAGAATGACAAGACGCTGATCTTCAGTAATGAAATCACTCATTGTGTTTTTTCCTTACAGCCTGCTCCAGCAGCAGTTCGTTCTGGTGGGAGACGGATTTCAGGGTGGCATTGGTGGCCTTAAGCTCACCGCGCAGGGTGGTGATTTCGATATTGAGTCTGTTCACCTCCTGCTGCGTGGGCAGGCCGGAAATCCGGCTCTCCACCCGCTCAACCCGGTCGGAGAGTTTTTCAAAGGCCTCGCGGGGGACAAAGGTTTTGCGCATCAGCGCCATAAAGATCCCCCCGGCCGTGGCTGTTGCCGACAGGATCGGCACGACATAATCTTTAACGATGCTGACCCACATGACCGGCCTCCATGATGCTCTGGCAGTTCACACAACGGATGGCATCCGGCACGGCAACCAGACGGGCGGCCGGAATGTCACCCCCGCAGTCTGCGCATACACGCCTGCCCGGAGTCTCCTCCACCCGGCACTTACGTGTCAGCCGGTCACAAAGGGCGCGTTCTGTTGCCCGCTCCACGACTGCCTGAGCACAATCTGAATCATCCATACCTTTTTCCTTACTTCGTCTTTCCTGCCGGAACAGCAGTCGTTCCGGCCATATCAGTAAATTCATGCTGTCGCTGTACCTCCAGACGGCGGATGCTGGCCTTGTCCACGTTGCAGTTCTTAATCACCGCCAGCAGTTGCAGGTTGTAAGTGACCGATGCGCCAAACGTGAACGGCTGCGGCACAGGAGGAACCAGACAGTCAGCCAGCCATTCAGCGGGGATCGGCACCGGCTTCACCGGCACGTATTTCACAGACGGCCCGCCGCACCCGGTCAGCCACATCATCAGGCACAGGAACAGAGGCCGCAGGCACCGTTGCCAGCGACCGGCGGACAATGCTCTGCTGTTCCTCGCTGTGCTGCATGTTCTGCTGTTTTTCATTCGTGGCCGCCTTACTGATTTGTGAAATGAGTTGCAGGGTACGTTGCTGGTTTGCCAGCACCAGACGGGCTTCGTCCCGTTCACGCACAAGCACATGATTATTGTCTTCAAGACGCTGTGTCTTCTGGTGCATTCCCCATACCACGGCAGCCAGCACGCTCATCACCCCCAGCGCCGCCATACACCCTCCGGCAATCAGGGCCGGTAAGGGATTATTCACCGCAGCCACAGCACACCCCGGAGCACCACAACGACACACAACAGCGCAATCATGAGTGGTCGCCAGAAGCGGTTCAGACTTTCGGCAAATCGTAGCGACACAACCATTCATCCGCCGAACGGCGGGCCTCAAGACCGGGGAGTTTTACCCCCTTTGAATAAATCCAGCGGATATACTGCTTACAGGACCCGGGCATCTGCCCGGCATTGATAAGGCGCAGGAGCGTGGAGTTGCGAAAGTTCGTTTCACCGGCCCAGAAAATCCAGGAGGCCAGCGCCACCGTCTGACCACGGGTAAGCGGCACCTGAACATGACGATCGATAGCCGCAAAGGCCCATTTCATGTCCTTTTCCAGCAGCTCCAGACATTCTTCATCAGTTTTTGTCATCCCCGGTTTCACATCCGGGCCGGTATGGCCGTAACAGATGGTGGGGGTGCCGGTGGGATCAATGTACGTGGTGTTTTCTTTCCCTTCCCAGTAGCCGGTGTAGTGCGTGGCAATGGTGAACGTCCCGGCTCCGGCCAGAACAAGGGCAATCAGCTTTTTACGCAGGGGTGCGGGGAGTTTTGGCATTGTTACGCTGTCTCATGGTGTTCTCTGAGTCAGCGTAACCGTGGGAAAAAGTGGGCAGGATTTGCGGAATATCAGAAAAGCCGGGGCTGCGTGCGTTCCTGATGCAGGCGGCGCTGGTTACGGATAACGGAGTAAATCTGCGTCTCTGACATCTGGTAGTGGCGGCGCAGGGTTTCAATTTTTTCGCCCTGGCTCCAGCGGGAAAAAATTTCATTATTGCGCAGTTCGGTGAAAAGGGATTCACCGACCGGGAGATAATAACCACGCCCGCCCATGTACCCGGCCTGTGCGGCTGCAACCTTACGGGCAAGCATTCCCGCCTGAGCAGGTTCAATCCCCTGACGGTGCAGTTCAGCACTGATCACATCAACCAGGTCCCGCAGCGTGCCGGGCCAGTTCTTTTTCAGCTCATCATCAGGAATATCATCCAGACGGTCAATCAGCGCGTGCAGCTGTTCGCTGTCACCAAACATGCTCATCTGTGTTTCAGCCATACCCGCCTCCGGTCATCATTACACAGGGCAAGTTTAAAATAAAAATCCCGCGCTGTGGCGGGATTTGGGGTTAAAAGGGGGAGGATTCTTCATACAGCCTGCAAACGCGCTCATAACTCATCACTGTACGCGCTGACATCCCCAGCACATCCAGCATCTTGCGGCGGTGCCAGCGTTTGAGACGCTCCAGCACATCAGAGGCCAGCGCGGGGTGTTGTTCCAGCCACTGCCAGTTAGCCACACCTTCGCCGCCGTTCTGAGCGGCCGTCTGCGATTTCACCCAGCGGTTAAGGGCTGTTTCCCCGCCATCAGAGATAAAGCCCTGCCGGTGCATCACCTTCCAGATGGCGCGAATTTTGGCGGTCACCGTACCCGGTTTTAAGGCCCGGTTAACCGGCTTCTGACGCACTTTAAAACCGCGTTTTTTGAAAACATCCAGCACGCGGGATAACTCATCCGGTGACATATCCCGGCAACTGGGTTTGCCGGTGGCTGCCAGTAGTACGGATGTGTAGGTCTCATGGTCAAGCTGTAGATCGCGTTTTGCGACATGTATTAAGGTAATCAGGGAAGCGCGATTCATTATCGTGTCTCCGTAACAACAGGCGGCATGGCAACGCCGCCCGGATAAAACTAAAGGTATCGATATGAAAATAGATTACGATGAAGTATTAAGTATTCTCACAACTTTTCAGGATGCTGAAACACCTTTCCTTACACTACAGGATCTGGGCATGGCTGAGGCAGAAGGAGAGGAAAAGGATAAAAAAGTTTTTCATCTTATGCTTCTCGCTGATAATGGCTCAATTGTTAATGGTGATATGCGGTCAGAAACACCAAAATATATTGGTTTCTTTTTTCATTCTCTGGGCGTTGGTTTCAGAAACACGCCCATTATGCTTACT